AAACTACAGACAGTTAACAGAAGATGAGATAATTGATGCGTTAGAAACTGAACTGCGGAGAGAATTTGGGGCAGATATCGACCTCACACAATCGTCTGTTTTCTCCACACTCGTTAACGTCTTGGCCGCAGTGCAAGCAGAAAATCAAGAACAATCACTTGAGGAGGTGTATGAGTCTGCCTTCCTCGATACTGCCGATGGAATCAATCTCGATCGTGTCGTCTCGATTATTGGTATCCAGCGACGGAGTGCAACACATTCCACTGGTGTGCAGCGATTTATCGGTGTAGAAAAGGCTGACCAGGATTACGTCGTTCAAAAAGGGACAACCGTTCAAACACAAGGGACACCGCCGATTCAGTTTGAGACGAGTGAGGTTGCAGTTCTACAACTCATTGATTCGTTCGAGAGCGGCGATCTAAGCGCATACAGTGGGTCAACTGGTGCAGCCACCGTAACGACCGATGGATCGGCCACAGAAGGCGATAACGTCCTTACAATGGACGCCACGGATGGCGCAGTGATCTATAATGACGACATCACACTCAAACAGGGCGGTGTCTATCATTGTGATGTTCGACCACAGACGAACACCGAACCTGCTATTGTGTTCGGAATGAGTCCAACCGATGCAACTGATTACTATCAGATTGTGTTAGACGAGGCGGCCCAACAGACGAGACTTGAAACGGTTGAAGGCGGCACCGTCACTAAAACTATCGATGCGGCCCCAACGACGATAACTGCCGATACATTCCACGAAATTGAGTTTAATTGGTCAATAACAAATAATATTGGCATTACTGTGTACGATGCGGGTGGCAATGAGTTATCGACATTGGGCGGTGTAGATGACACGTATACACAAGGATTACCCGCATTTAAAAGCAACGATGCCAATGGGTCAAAGTCGTTCGATTGGTATACGATGTCCGAAGTAAGTGCAAACATTCGTGCTATTGAAGGCGGGGCGGATGGGAATGTCGGAAGTAATTCCGTTCAACAGATGGTTTCACCGCCGAGCGGTATTGATAGATCCACGAATCTGTATCCGACTGGTGATCCATCATACGAAAACCGAGATCAACAGTCGTTCTTGGTGGGTCGGGAAGAAGAAACCGACTCCGAGTTGCGTTCACGGGCCACTGATGCAGTTACGGGCGGTGGAGACGCAACCCACGATGCACTTGTTTCGGAACTGACAAATAACGTTGAAGGTGTTAGTTCCGTTACTGTTTACGAAAATAAAACATCGAACGACAATACTGGTAGTGGCGGACTGCCACCAACATCATTCGAAGCGGTCGTTTATGGTGGCACTGACGATGCTGTTGGGGAAGCCATTTTCCGTAAAAAGGCGATTACTGCTCGTGATTACGGTGGTGCAAATGGTGTCGAAACTACTGAAACCGTCGTCGCAGAATCGAACGGTCAAAGCAGAGAAATAACGTGGTCACGTCCGAACAAAGTGGATGTGAGCATGTCCCTCGATTTGATCATCGATGACGCATACGTTGGCGACGACGCCATTCGTGATCAGATTACCGAATATATTGGTGGCGAATTATCGAACACGTCAACGACAATCGGTCTTGGCGTTGGTGAAGATGTTCGAATCGACAAACTGAGAGAAATCGTTGTTGAGGATGGAAACGGTGTCGTTGGATTCGACAAATCAATTGATTCTTCGCCAATAGAGACGACTCCGAGTTTCACCACACTCGATGGACTTGAAGTGATCGACATTGGTGAATCAGAAGTCGCACAGACGAACGCGACGGATGCGACGATTACAATCAACACACGGAAACAATAACTAAGACTTTAAGGTATTCTACGAATATCTATTCTGGATAATTTTTGTCGAAGCAAAACTTAAACCTTGTTGTCTTTGAAAAAGACAACTCTGCATCTGTTTCTCTTGCGAGAAACTAAGACTACTACATACATAAGAAGTACTGCTATTATATTCAAAAATAATGCCCTATACCGCACCAAGCAACGATAGTACTGATTTTGAATTTGATCTAACCAGTGCTTACACCGCACCGTCAAACGATAGTGTTGATTTCCAAACTGGTTTTGAAGTTACCGTATCGGTTGGTGTAAAATCGGCTACCCCATCGCCACTGACATCGGGCGGTGCTACTGAATCTGTTGCGGCAAGTACTATAGCTGATACGACGACAACAAAACAAAACGCAACAATTACGACATCTGCTATTGTTAATTCAATAGTTGCCGTAATAAATGCAAACGATATTCTCTCGTTTGGAACCACGTCAACACAATCAAATGGAATTGCAGAAATAGTTTCTTTATTTGACGAACAGTCAAATGTAAATACTAATACTACTGGATTTGGAGTTACAAATACTACTATTACTACTTCGCAAAAGTCATCTTTAGACACCAGTAGTATAATTAATGCTATACGTACTAAAATAGAAACAACAAATAGGGTTTCTATTGGTACAGCAACGACTGATGTTGGTGGAAATATATCTATTGGCAACACAAACCCACTACAAACAGTAAACGATGCCATTACAACGTCGTTTGTTGCCTCACAATTTGCATCGATAACCACAGAAAGCGGTGATTCGTTTACCGACGCATATATTGATGCTATTCGTTCAGACGGACTGTCGTTTGCTTCTATTGGAACAATTGAAAACAGTACTGTAACTCCGCTTGCACAAATAGAAAACGCTTTTGCTACACCAACAGAGTCCTCTTCGTCTGTTCAAATATTTTCTGTTGTGTCTGAAACTGGATTTGGAACCCTTTCTAAACAAACAACTGAAAACACCAAAACAACAATTGTTGGATTAACGGATTCTGTTGGTTTTATTCCAATTTCTCCGACAATGGGAATTGTTATTTCAGTTCCCAAAGGAGAGTTTGGTCTTCAAGGAGCATTTTCTGACAGTTTGTCCGCAAGTGTCGGGGCGAATACAACAATTGAAGTTGCTAAAACGAAGACATTCACCGACCAAACTATTGCAAATATCGATTCGTCCACGGTTGTTGAGGCTATTGGAACAGTAGTCGAACTATTGGGAGAGATTGGTGATAGCGCAACACAGACCACCGTCGAAGGAATTATAGCGGCTTCGTTACTAACACAACTTGGCTCGTCTTCGACATCGGCAAACGGGATCGGAGATACGAATACAGCCATTTCAGATAGTTTATCTGGTGGCGGTTTTTCTTCCTCCGACGTTTCGGCTATAACTGAACTGTTTGATGGGATAGACAGTACGTCTAACGAATTTACTGAAACGGTGGGAGGTGCAGATGCTACTATTGGAGATTTAATAGGGTCTAATGGCTCTATTGAAACTGAAACGTTGATTGCGGGACTATTATCCAATGTAGATGTAGATTATATTCAATCCAATTTGGAAACAAAAACCACGACAGAGACAAACAACCCATCTATAGAATCAATAATTAGACAGCGAGAACCATTCACTGAATCTGATAGTGATTCGGTTACGCAGTTTTTTTCTATATTACAACAAGATTCTACAGCAAATAGTAAAGCAAAACCAACGACTATTATCGCAGAGTTATTGTCATCAACAATAGGATCGGATGTTGATACGGAAACGTTGGTTAGCGGATTAAAAACGTTAGTTCGATGTGATGGACTCGAACCGATATTACAACTACTCGTTCTTGCACTTTATGGTGACAACGATGCAGTTGTTACTAATTCGAACAACCAAGTTCGTATACTAAATGCGGATAGTAATAATGTGAATGTACTATGAGAAGATTTAATATAAAACAAAACGATACGTCGCCTTCAATCCTTGTCCAACTACTCGATGAAAACGGTAATCCGAAAAACGATATTGGAATGGTTGAGACGATCGAGTTTCATATGATGAATCAAGAAGAAAACACGGTTGTTTCAGATACAGCAACCGTTATAAATGAAGACGAAGCAAAAGTTTCGTATAATTGGAAACCGTCAGATACGGAAAAACATGGAAAGTTTCGTGCTGAATTTGAGGTAGTATACCAAAATAATGGTGGCCGTGAAACATTTCCGAATGATGGGTATATAGATGTAATAATTGATGAAGACATTGCATAGGAATAAAAAACCGCGACTACTACAAACATAGAAGACAACAATGACAACGCAATTGCATGACACTGGTGAAGAATTTTTAATCGATGCTGTATTCAGAAGCGATACAATTACGAAACCCACATCGGTTGATGTGAGCTTATTTAATGATAACACTGATGCGCTTTCCGATTCGAGTGACATTGGAGATATAACAACGGAACCGTCTGGCGCTGCGTTTGCTCGCCAAACTGCCACTCTCGACAGTGAGTAAATAATGGCCAGCGACGATATTCAGGGAAAGATAACGGACGTTGACGGTAACGCCATTAGCGGTGCTACTGTCTATCTGTTTTCACAGGATAATACAACTGAAGTCACTTCCACTGTCACAGACTCAAACGGTAACTATATTTTCGGTAGTCATCCTGACGGTGATAGTACAACGCAGAACTGGCACGTCGTCGCTGAGTATGATGATGGGTCGAACTACTACAATACATACTCAAAACCATACGTAGACGCACAATTATCGTCTGTACTACCCGACAGCGTGGTATCACGCGATGCAGATGATCGGCAGCGAACATCGCAAAATGCGTTTGGCGTCCAGATCGAAACGTCGCAGGAGTGGCCGCAAATCGGCGCGGAACTGTCTTCACAGACGACGGCGGACGCGACGACCGCCTATGTCTACCGAGTCTCAGATAGCAATTTAATGGGGTCAACTGATATATCATCACTAACTGGCGGCGACACTTTTACAGTTGATTTGGACACGTCGCTAGCAGCAAACGAAACGTTTAATTTTGTTATTGATGCTGGAGGCAATTCGCATACGTTCGGAGCCGACGACAATCCGAGTTTCCCGTATACATCATCTGATGGCAACTTGTCGATAACTAACGGCGCTCAGGATGCGGCATCTACATTCGATGATGCCTGTTCCTTGATTCGCGTGGGTAATGTTGGATTCTGAACTCGGTGCTTGGGTATAACATATCAAAGAAAAATGATAAAATAATTTACATTAATAAAGAATAATGGTACACACAATCGATAAAAATAGGAATATTCGAACCGCCGAAGACGAGTGGAACTCCGCAGTCGATTTCTCTACTCAATCAAACGCACATCGATTACTCGAAACGCTTTTAACAACGTATCAACGGACAGATAACGACCTCGAAACGATATACGAACAAACACATATTAATACTGCAACGGGGGCCGAGTTAGATCAATTCGGTGAACTTGTTAACGTTGATAGAAAAACAAACGAGTCCGACGAAAAGTTCCGTGCTCGTATTAAGGCGACGTTTAGAGCCTCTACTATGGGGACAACGTTCGATCAGTTCACCGAATTTTGTGCTGAAACAATTAATACAGATATTTCCAATCTTGAATTTACTACACCATACGAATCAAATCCTGCAACCGTTGAAATCAGTGCGCCAGGCGACCAAGTTAACGAAAAACATCTTGACGCCCTTTGGAATGGAATAAAAGAACTTGAAAACGAAACCAGATCGGCGTTAGCAGACATCGACAGCGACAATGATGGACAGGTCGATGAAGCAGACGAGGCCGATTCATTAATTGCGAACGCCAACCTTCAAGGCGACCTTACTGCTGCTGATGGAACAACCATTTGGGACGATTCGGTTTCATATATTCCTCAAGGGCGGTTGGAAAATGATTCAGTTACTATTGCTGGAAATGTTGTCTCGATTGGTGGTTCAACAGCAATCAACCATAATGATACGTCCAATATATCGACAGATGACCACCATACTCGATATACTGATGGAGAAGCAATTACCGCTGTTAATGCAGAAACATCATTAACTGTTGATATTTCTGGTGACGCAGATACGGTTGATGGTTTCGACCAATCTGGACTGGCAAAACTAAAAGACGGTGTTCAGACACCAATATACGCTTCACTATCAGACGTTCCAAGTTCTATTTCAGAAGGTGAAATTATTTACAATGATGCAGAAGGATCACTTTATGTGGAGAATGGTACATAATGACACTTGAAAAAGTTCCAACGTTCCAACAAGTAAAAGATTGGGCAACAAGCACACTTGTTACATCAGTAAATAATAATACTGGCGATATAACCAC